CGAACGCATTATGTATAACGAGGACGAGGTAAACACTTACTTCGTCTTTGTTGTTTTACGGAACTTATTCGCCACCTCTCAAAAGGCAATGTTCTTTGATCAGCTGGATGAGATAGACGGTGAACTGCAGGAACCCAACTACGATATGGAGGAGGCCCACAATACCCTTCTTGAGGATGTATGGGAGGAGGTTGAAGGATGGCATTGGTACGACACGAAGCTCTTTAAGTTGTACCATAACACCGATATGACCATCAAGAAAATAAGCGAAGAAACAAAAATCAGCGAACGTTCAATTTGGAATACTTTAGACAATGGAAGAAAAAGAATCAAAGCAAACTGCCAAGAAGCCTACCAAGCGTGGAAGACCTCGCAAAAAGGCTGAAGGGTTAGGAGACACCATCGAACAGATAACAACCGCAACGGGCATCAAAGCTGCCGTTGATTGGTTCTCCGAGCAAACGGGTATCGACTGTGGGTGTGATGCGCGGAAGGAAAAGCTAAATAAGATATTCAGATACCGTAGGCCCGAATGTCTGACAAAGGACGAGTATGAGTTTTTAGGAGGCGTTCTAAAAAACAAAGTCATCAGAACGGCAGAACAAGCCCAAATCAATAAGATATACAACCGCATCTTTAATGCAAAGGTTGAGGCTACAAACTGTGGCTCTTGTCTAAAGGCAAGGGTCGTAGAGCTTCAAGCCGTATACGACACCTATGACGGAACGCCAACTATTTGAGTTCGTCAAGACTATGCTCCGTGATTTAAAGATGTCGGAGTATAAGTATTCCAAGTATGATTGCTATTCGGAATTGTACAAGATGGATATTGAACTCAAGTGTAGGCGTAGCCACTACGATGACCTTTTGATTGAATGGGTGAAGTACGATGCGCTGATGCAACGCGCCATCAACTTCGGAACGCGCCCGGTGTATATCAACTCCACTCCGATAGGGATATGGGCATTCTACTTGGATGATCAAGAGATTCGCTGGGAGGAGCGAGATATGCCTCGCACAACGGACTTCTCCAATAACGAGAAGATTTCTAAAAAAGTGGGTTATTTAAATATCAATAACGGAAAAAAGATAAACTAATGCCACTACCTACGCCCAGCGGAGAGACCCAAAAGGAATTCATCACACGATGTATGGAGGAGCTTCAAGGAGAGTTCCCCGACAAGGAACAGAGGTTAGCCGTATACTACACACAATGGAGGGGTGAGTAACCCCTCTTTTTTTTTGCAAAATAATTTGGTGGTTTAATTATTTCAACTATATTTGTTGAAACCAAAAGCAAAAAACAAATGAAAAAACCAACCAAGATTGAAGATTACAAAGCCTACGCCTTTGGGTTTACGCTTGTAACCTTGTTGTTCCTCGCCCCCTTCGCAATCCTTAAAGTTTTGACCTATGTGTTCTGAATTTGGAGCTATTGACCCCTATGATGCACCCGAGCGTTGTGAATACTGTTACGCGGTATTGAACTATCACGGCATCTGTGATGATTGCGATTACGAAGACTACAACGACCTTGACCGATGATCACGCTACTCAATGGCGATACTTGGGAGCAAGATGCTCTCCTCGCCAAGATGCACGATGACGAGTTTTACTACGGGTACTTGGGTAAGAATGCGATGAGCAGTTCAAACATCAAGCTACTTACCAAAAGCCCAAAGCATTACAAGTTCATCACTACCTACGGGCAAGAGACAAACTCCCCAGCCCTCCAAGTAGGAACATTCATCCATACAATGATATTAGAGCCTCACCTCTTTGATGAGCGTTTCCATATCGTAGATGTACAAAGCCGAGTAGCCAAAGCCTTCAAGGAAGGAAAAGCGAAAAGCAATAAAATAGTCCTAACGGCAAAGGAGTACGATGAGAATATGCGCATTGTAGATGCCGCCCTCCGGAACGAGTATGTACTATCAATGATTGGAGGGTGTGAGTTTGAAGTACCCGCCATTCAAATGCTGGAGGGGTTTGCCTTTAGAGCGAAAGCCGATATATACGACCCCAAATACAAGTATGTGGCAGACCTAAAAACAACCCAAGATGTAAGAGCCTTCCAATGGAGTGCCGAGAAGTACGGCTACGATATCCAAGCCTTCATCTACACGCAGTTGTTTAACGTACCAACAGACAACTTCAAATTCATCGTCATCGACAAGGGATCGTTAGACATCGGTGTATTTGATATTGCAGACTCATTCATCAACAAGGGATACAAGAAGGTGAAGGATGCTCTGAAAGACTACAAAGACTTCTTTGTCTTACACAACGATTTAGATTCTTACACCATTCAAGGAACGTTAGAATGAAAGACGATTTCATACGGATAGCAATGGCGAGATTACGCAAGGCATATCCATACTACCCACAAAGGATTGCCATTGCTGCGAATATGTACCGCAGATGGCTTGACCGCCAAATGGCGCAATAATTGGGAAGGAGGGGGTTATTCATTTGTTATTTGGTTTTGACTTTTCCCCGCCCCCTCCAACCCTTTTCAAAGTGTAAGATAAAAACACCACAAAGTGTAAAATATCGCATATCGCAATACGCAATAACCTTTAACACCAAGATAAATGGAAAAGTGGACTAAATTATATTGCTCGGATTATTACGAGATAAGTGATATGGGTAATGTTAGAAGCATTGAGAGAGTTGTACCTCACGATAGATATGGTAAGATGAAACAAAAGGGAAGAGCATTAAAGACTGCCGTCAATAAACACGGATACAAACTCTTTGCTATAAGTGAGAATGATGTTAAATCAACCATCTATGTACATACCGCAGTTTTTAACTCGTTTAATGGGACTGAACCTAACGGATGCAGATTCAATGTTATTGACCATATAGATGGAGATATCTCAAATAATAGATTAGATAATCTTCAGCGCATTAGTCAGTCGGAGAATGTGCTTAAAGGAAATAGACACAAATAAACCAAAGAGAAATGAGTTACGTTGTTATCTACGACAGATTCCTTGACGATGCCACTTGGCTACTAAACACCCGTAGGACGTTCAAGGAGAAAAGAGATGCGCTGATCTTCGCAAGGGATTGCCAGAGTTCAGCTTACACCATTAACGTCAAAATGTATGAACTATAATGGGAAGGCTAACCGAAGTATTTGCTCTCGCTAATATGCCAAGCGAAGAAAGAAAGCGATATGCCTATGGCAAGAATGCTGAATCCTATTTCACGCACATCACAATTGACACCAAGACACTAAAACAAATACCCCCACCTAAAAAATGACTATTGAAACTTTTAAGTACATAGGTAGCGTTCATCTGCTACCTCACCTATCCATCACCTACGACTCTCACCTCTGTGATGGATGCATCAGCATCGGATGGCTATGGTGGGGTATTAGCTTTGTAAGCAAGAACGAATTGGATTTATGAAGAAGCATACCAAAGTATATTTGCAAGGGATGGGGTATGACACCACCGATTGGATACCTTGCGAGGTGTGCAACAAACAAGCGGTAGACATCCACCATATAGAAGCCAGAGGAATGGGAGGAACATCCAACCACGACACAATAGAAAACCTAATGGCTCTATGTAGGAATTGCCATATAACCTACGGAGATGTGAAACACCATAAGGAGTGGCTACAAACAATCCACGAAAAGAAATGCAACTCACGGAGAGGATAAACATATACAATGAGGATTGCCTTGAGGCAATGAAGGCGATGCCAGACAATGCCTATGAATTGGCTATTGTAGACCCTCCATTTGGAATCGGCAATTTTGTTCAAGTAGGAGGCAATGTAAGAGGAGAGAAAGTAAGTTGGAATGACCAAACACCCTCAAAGGAATACTTCAAACAAATAAAGCGCGTAAGTAAGAATAGAATAATATTTGGAGCAAACTATTACAACTGCTTTGATAAAAAAGGAGGAGCAATCATCTGGATAAAGAATCAACCAATGCCCAACTTTAGCAAAGCCGTTATAGCATCTTGCTCATTCCATAAGAAGATAGAAACCTACACACAAACTTGGACTAACTTTGTTCAAAAAGGCAGAGCAACTGACCACCCTTGCGAAATGCCCGTTAGGTTGTATGAATGGATATTAGATAACTACGCTAAAGAAGGTGACAGAATCCTTGATACACATCTTGGTTCGGGAAGCATTGCCATCGCTTGTCACAATAGAGGTTTCCAACTTGATGGCTACGAGATAGACAAGGACTACTTTGAAGCAACAAGCAAACGAATAAAAGACCACATTGCACAACTTACGATCTTTTGAGTTATGGTTGCAAGACATTCACGAAAGAAAGTTATTTAAGAGATGAAAGTAGATATCAAAAAGGTTATACCTAACCCCAGCAACCCACGCATCATCAAGGATGATAAATTCAAGAAGCTGGTGAACTCCATTAAGGAGTTCCCACAAATGCTTGAGCTACGCCCTATCGTAGTGGATAGCAATATGGTAGTGCTTGGAGGTAATATGCGCCTCAAGGCATCTATCGCTGCTGGACTGCAAGAGGTGGATATCCTCATTGCCGACCAACTAACGGAGGAGCAGAAGGCCGAGTTCATCATCAAAGACAATGTAGGCTTTGGTGAGTGGGATTGGGACTTACTTGCTAACGAGTGGGATGTGGAGGCGTTGACGGAATGGGGATTGGAATTGCCTTTTGATACTACGCCCGTATTGGAAGCGGAGGAGGATGACTATGAAATGCCGAGCGAGATACAAACCAATATCGTACTTGGTGATTTAATAGAGATAGGCCAACACCGACTGCTATGTGGGGATTCTACCGATAGCGATGCAGTAGCAAGGTTGATAAACAATGAAACGGTAAACCTTCTTACTGACCCGCCTTATGGCATCAACGCAAACAAGCAAACACTTGGAAGCGGAAAGAAACAATTTCATCGTGGTGAATCTTGGGATGCAGAAGTTCCCGATTTTACTTACGTCCTTGAATTAGTAGAAAAGGCAATCATTTGGGGTGGTAATTATTTTACAGATAAACTTGAGCCAACAAACGATTGGCTATGTTGGCATAAGAAAAATGATAATTTAAGTTTTTCTGAATTTGAATTGGCTTGGACTAATCTTGGAAATAATTGCAGACACTTATCTCATCATTGGGGAAAGGAAACAAAACTGCATCCAACAATGAAGCCCGTAAAAGTTATTGAGTGGTGTATTGGTATGCTTGATTCAAAACCTATCCTTGACATTTTTTGTGGTAGCGGTTCAACAATGGTAGCCGCACATCAACTCAACCGCAAGTGCTATGGTATGGAACTTGACCCAAAGTACTGCCAAGTGATTGTAGACCGAATGCACAAACTTGACCCAACGCTTGAAATCAAAATAAACGGAAAGCCGTATGGACAAAACTGAACAACATAAAAAGGCAATGCTTGATGCTCTGGAGAAATCTTTGGGCGTTGTTACGGCTGCTTGTAAAGCGGTAGGCATTGGGCGTACTACGCACTACCTATGGATGCAAGAGGATGCCGAATACAAGAAGGCCGTAGAGGACTTAAATGATGTCGCTATTGACTTCGCAGAAAGCCAACTGCATAAGCAAATCAAAGACGGCAATTCCACCGCCACCATCTTCTACCTAAAGACAAAGGGTAAGAAGCGAGGCTATGTAGAACGCCAAGAGATAGAGGCAACGGGAGGTAAGATGTTCCAAATAGAGATTCTTGGCGAAGATTCAAACCAATAAGGTATTCGGACACCTACTACGCTCGGATAAGAAAATTATCGTAGAGCAAGGTGGTACTCGTAGTGGTAAGACCTACAATATCTTGCTATGGATTATTTTTAAGTATACCGAGCAAGAGACGAACAAAACAATAACCATCTGCCGTAAGTCCTTCCCTTCCCTCCGAGCATCTGTAATGAGGGACTTCTTTGATATACTACGAACCCACGACCTTTACATAGAGGAACACCATAACAAGTCCAACCACGAATACTACCTCAACGGAAACCTAATTGAATTCATATCCCTTGACCAGCCACAAAAAATAAGGGGAAGAAAACGAGACCTTCTGTATATTAACGAGGCTAACGAGCTTTTTTACGAGGATTGGCAGCAACTTATATTCCGTACAGAGGGGCGCATCATCCTTGACTACAACCCCTCCGATTCCTTTCATTGGATTTACGATAGGGTAATTCCCCGTGATGACTGCGCCTTTTTCCAGACCACCTATAAGGACAATAAGTTCCTTGATCAAAGTATCAAGGATGAGATTGAACGCCTAAAGGATACCGATGAGGACTATTGGCGTATCTATGGCTTGGGTGAGCGCGGACTCTCCCGTGCCACCATCTTCCAATTCCAAATAGCGGATGCCCCAAAGGGCAACCTCGTATCGATGGGGCTTGACTTCGGATTCACCAACGACCCCACCTCTCTGGTCAAGGTGTTCAAGGATGGTGATGACCTATACATCCAGGAGCTACTCTATCACACCAACCTCACCAACCAAGATATCAGCGACAAGTTCCACCAACTTGGCCTTACTCGCTATGACGAGATCTGGGCAGATAGCGCAGAACCAAAATCCATCGAGGAGCTACACCGGATGGGGTGGAACATCAAGCCCACCGCAAAGGGG